ATTTTCTTCAATTGCACCTTGCTTATCAAGTCTTGAAATGATGTTATCAAACTGAGCTAAAGTCGTTGGGTTTCCACCACCGAATACATTACCTCTTAGACCAACAGTATAGAATACACCATCAGAACCGTTCAATCCTGCTTGAGCAGCTGCTGCAAGACCACCTTGAAAGAATGCACCTGCACCAGAACCTGCTTCAGCTGGAACTGCTTCAATCATTGCAGTCTCAAGATAATCGTCAAAACGCAATCTTGTTTCATGCTCAGACTTCATATACCATAGGTATCCAGAAGCACCGTTTTCAGTAGTAACTTCAATCCAACCAATTTGAGCCATGTCAGAACCAGAGACGCTGTATTTGTCTTTGATGATGATAGGCTTATTAGAGAAGATTAAGTCATCAGCTTCAAGAGATCCCACCATTCCGTTAGTTCCTTTGTTGAACTCAGAACCATAAATGAAGATTTCACAACCTACTGCATTTGCCATTGCTTGACCAGCGGCCTCGTAATAAGCGATAGTTACAGTAGTTGTTCCTGCTGCTACTGCTGCTGCAGTTACAATACCCTTGTTACTAAGTGAAGATCCTGCTGTGCTATCAGAAATCATTACAGTTTGACCAACACGTAAAGCTTGACTAGCTTGATTACCAGCACCACCAAGAGCTGGATTAAAGTTAGATCCCGGACTAGGAATAGTCCAAACCGCACTAGCGACACCCGCTGCTCCTGCAGAGGTTACACCTGTGTATTTAATATGAAGTCTTCCTTGTTCTGCCCATTTGATGAGATCAGAGTTAGAAGGCATTTCTGCACCGACCATTCTAAGGAATGATGAGATGCTACGATTTCCATATCTTTCAAATTCTTTTTCGTAAGTATCAGGTAAGTACTGATTCAAGAAATCAAAGTTTGTGATATAATTTGTGGCCAACGGTACACGTTGGGCACTAGGTTGTAAATCAAAACCTGGGGCTACATTAACGGCCATAATAGTTTTTTTTAATTATTAGTTATTTTCTACTTCTTATTTTGAGTCCTCTTCCACTGCTGCTTTCTCCAACGGCACGAATTTTCAATCCGTCTTTAGACACTGATTGAGGGGAAGTTCTTACATCCATATTAATGTTTTTCGATTTTTTCGTAACATTATCTACGGCGGAAGACACCCCTTGTTCATAGAAGAATTGAGCAAACTTTTCGGGATTCATCGCAACAGAAAGCGCACGATGGTATCCTTTAGCGTCAGTAATTAATCCTTTATCATCTAAGAATTTAGAGATAAAATTATTAACGTCTGACTGTTTGTTAAGCAACTCTTCAGATGTGCCAGGTTTATAACTAATTTGCGAATCGCCAATACTAAAATCAAAACCTTTGAATTCAGAACTGAATACCTCTTTCGAGCGATTCATAAAATACTCATATTTCCTTTTGTTTTCATCAGCAACATTATCTGATTTGTCAAGGTAACTTTTATAATCGCTTAGTTGTTTTTCTTGATCTTGAGACAATCGGCCCCCACTTGACTCAAGGGGAACTTTATATTTATCCTTTTGATCATTAAAAAACTTCTTCGCTTTCGCAAGTTCTCGTTTTTTTGCTAACTTAACTTTCTTGACATCTCTTGGCTCATCTAAGTCTTCATCAAACCCAAATTTATCCTCCATGATATCTTGAATGTCTATTGCGTCTAACCCTTCTTCGGTAGCAGCAAGGTAGTCAGCCAAGACAGAATCCGCATCCATAGTATCATAGTCTTTTTGCAACTTGTAAAAATCCTCGATACCTCGACCTGTCTCCTTCTTGTATTCAAAATACTTTAACACATCTTCAGGAAGAGAATCGTTTGAATCAACTTTATCAAACAACTGCTCTACTGAGTCAATGTCTTTATCATATCTTTCCTTTATATAGGAAAGAACATCTTCGTCTTGTATAGTTGGACGATCAACTTTTTCTTCTACAACAACATCTTCTGCACTATCAACGGCTACCGCTGCAGCACTATCAGTTGTTTCATTTTCTTCAAATTGTTCTTCATGCTTTTTAAGCAGTTCGTTTTCAATTTCTTGTACTGATTTTTCCTCAATCCCATCTAGGGCACGTACTTTTAATTCCATTTTATTTAATTTAATTTAGTTTCTATCTTGGATTAAATTCAGAGAAATCAAACCCGTCCATTGAATCTTCATTTGATTCAAATGTTACTGGAGGTAAATTTCTTTGTCTTTGTTCAATGAGTTTTGATTGTTCGGTATTAGCTTGACTTATTCTATCAGACTTAGCTTTATCTCTTTGATTTTCTCTACCGTCAAGTTGACTCTGTTCAATTCCTTTTAAAGACATTGCATACTGAAACTCAGTTCCCATAAGTTGTTTTTTCAACTCAGCTTCACTAGACATTCTTTCTATATCAAAGGCTACCTCAGCTTGTTTTAACTGCATCTTAGATTGGAGATCTAATTGTATTCTTTGTTGTTCAGCTTGAGCAGCGGCTTGTTGAGCTTGCATCTGCATCTGAGCCTGCATTTGTTGCTGCTGCATTTGTTGTTGCGCCTCTTCTTGCTTCTTACGCTTACGCTTTACCTTAAGAAGTTGATTAGCCATTTTTAAGTTATTCAACTCTCTAATATCTAAAGCATCTTCTAGGTTTATGTCTTGCTTAGATAAAGCCATCTGAATGTTTTGCTCAAGCATAGCTCTTTGCTCTTCATCAGGACTCATATCTATAAAGATTCCAAAATCGTGCAGGTATAGGTTTTTTACATCTTCTAGAATACCAACATTGTACTTGCCAATCTGCATAGCAAATTCATCTTTAAAATCTGCATATTCAAGAATATCTGCTGTTCTAATAGAAAGTGCTTCAGCTAAAGTTTTTGTGATATATAAACTTGAGTTTAAAATATGTCTAGTTGCTGTGTTAGAATTTAACGCGGCTAACTTCTGAACACCTACTAATGCATTTGGATCAGGAGTGCTACCATCTCTAGCTTCATTCAAACCCGTTACAGTTCTAATCATATCCATGTAGTGATTGTAATTTGCTATTAACATTTGCAATTTACCAGCACCACTACTAGATGTTAACTGTTGAATAGGTACTCTAGCATTGTTATATTCTCCGTCTTGTGTATAACTTCTTCCGACTACACTACCTGTTTGAAAGTATAGACGTAAAGCATCCTCTGGATTATAAGCATTACCTGTTCCTAAATCAACTTCATTCAATCCATCAGCATCAATAAAGACACCATCAGGCACAACCCGTGAAACCACTTGTTGTATTTTTAAATGAATCATCTGAATTAAATCAGCAAAAGGAATCATTCTTCTTACTAGAGATTCGTAATTGCCTTTATAAGATCTAGGCGCACATGCAACGTAATTAGGGTAAGCCATTTGACTTGCCGAATTAGGTCTAACCATGTTCTCTGCTAAATCCCACTTTAATATAATGTTTGTACCCATGACCATGATACCATCGTACCATACCTCAATAGTTTTTTCTACTTTTTCAAAGTCTCCTTCTTCCATCATTTCTGGTGGAGGATTGAAGTCATCGTCTTTCTCTACTACTTTAAAGTTTCCATCAGGAGTAGTTTTCTTTTTGTATACAAATTTGTTGGTTGACTTATAATTAAAGTATAACAACGTACATGTATCTCTAGAGAACAAACTGTTCTGATACATCTCTGCTGAATTAAAATAGTCATACCAAGCTTGACTGTATTTGGAAATCTCTTCCATTTCTTCAGGTGTGATATCTGGATTGATTTTAACCAATTCAGTCATAGGAATGGTTTTTACTTCCCCCCAATAAAACACATCTTTAAAATACGGATCTTCAGTATAGCTATATACCACATTAGCTGGATCAACATAGTTGATTTCAACTCCTGCTCCTGGCAAGAATTGATGCTTAGTCATACCTACCCCTAAAGTTGTAATATCATAATCTACTCTCTTACGAATATCATTGTAATGATTTTCCGCAAGCAAAGTGTTGATAGCTTCTTCTTCAGCAATTTCTATTGCTGGCTTGTACTTCATTTGCATGTACAATTGCATTTCCTCGTCGCTCTCTGGAAGTTCGTCTGGATTTGCTGTAAATACATTTACTTGAAAATCTTTTTCAATTTGATTAAACAAAGTTTTAGCGATCATATCGCCTTCGATTATCTCTTGATATTGATTTCTTTTTTCTGCAGACATAGCGTCTTCTGCATACGCCCTTACTTTGAAGAGTCTATCGTTTAGTCCGTTGACAACGATATCAACAAATTTAGGAATAATAGGCACTGGAGTCCAGTCTAAATTTAGATAGCTTAAGTCTCCATCTATTGCTAGTTCATTTTTGTATTTAGCTACAGACTGCTCTCCACGAGAGTACAATCTTAAACGATTAAATTCCGCCCATTGAGTATGAAACCTAGAGCCTCCGCTGTCTTTTCTAAACCACTCGTACTGAATAGCTTGTCCGATTTGCAACCCGTACTCCAATGTTTTCTTCTGTGAATCAGAAGCAAATTGGTTAGGAAACGCAGCGGACTGTAAATTTATATTTACTTCTTTCATTTATCTAAGTAATTCACTAGTCTTATTACTATTATTGTACCTGCCAAAGTTAATGCTTATTTTTGTTTTTTTCTCAGTCGGTGTGTATAAGTGCTTTTGATTAGCCATTACACATAAACCAGAACTAATAGAAGCATCAAATTTTGTTCGGTTACTAATATCAAATTTTGCCCAATCTTCTAAAGTCCTGGGAAAATACATATCTCCCATGTCATCAGAATCTCTATACATCCCTGTTTGATCTAGCCCTACATACTTCTCAATATACGATTCTATTGCTGAGGCGTGAGATTGTTTTACATCTTCACTTGAATTGGGTATACCCCCTAGTTCTCTTTCAGTTTTAGATAATTTATTAAAAGTCTTATCAGGTCTGTTTAAACAAAAATGTCTATATCCTCTATTCTTAAAATGATATAACAATCTAGGCTTATTGTTTTCACAAAGTATTGGCATGCCGTAAAAAATGCAAGCCATTAATACTTCCTCAAAAAATATCTCTGCAGTCTGCGGTCTAGCTATATATTCTAAAAAGAAATGATTGCTAGGTGCGTCATCCATGTTAAACTTAGTTAGTCCGTGTAAAGCACCGTTAGATCCTTTACCAACTACTACGCCAGAAATATCATAAGAATCACATCCGAAAGAACCTATGTGTTCATTGCCGGGATGAAACTTACCACCCTTGTGTATTACATTATTCTGCAAATTGGATTTAGGTATCCAAGTTACAAAAAATCTACCTCTTTTATTTGGAGTCCAAATAACCCTACTATCCTTAATACCGTTATGCCAACTGAACGAACCTTGAGTTATAAATTGTTCTTTTATTAAGGAATCGTTATAGTCTATTTGTTGATATATTTTAGTCAAGTTAAATATAGACTGCTTACTCTCGTCTCTAAAAGCGTGAGACTCTGTTCTAGGAAACTGTCTGTAATATTCGTTTAAAGCATCTGGATCATTTGTCAAAGAACTAACCTCCGCATTCCAATACTCTATAGCTCCTTGTCTTATTTCCTCGCCATCTATACCTAAAGTTTTTTTGTTGGGATTTTTTAAAACAGGCATTCCGTATACATCTATAAACCCTTCCATATTCCATTCCATAGGAATAAATAAACTGTACATACCACTCTTGGTTTGTCCGTTGCCGTTGCGCTTAAGAACATCGGAGTCGTAAAATAAATTCTTAAAATTACTTCCCCCTTTGTCTAAAGCATTAGAAGTAGAACCCATTAAACATTTACCTATAACCTTGCTACCTAGTCTTAAACAAGTCTTAGTAACCCGCCAGTTATTTAATATGTTATCTGGTCTTTCCCATTTACCACTTTCATCATGTAAAAGCAACTGTAGTTTTTCACCATCGTAACTGTTGTCCCCCGTGTTCTTCCAGTCAATTGTAGTGTCAAGACCCTCAAGCTCCTCATCTTCAGTAATATACATGTTCTTTTTTGTAATCTTAGATGCTGGAACACGATAAGCCAATTCTGTTTTAGGCTTGTCCATACCATCCTGTATAGGCTTGAAAAAGAATGGATAGTTATTAGAGATAGGCACTACCTTATCTGTAAACATTTTCTTGGCATCTGACCCCGACTTAGATAGAATACCAACCCTAGAGTTTTTAGCAAGGGTAGCTGTGTTAACACCTTCGCAAGAACTCATAAAGGAAAATCCTGAACGTCTTATTTTTAAATAACACATTCCGAAACTTCTCTTATCAGCTTTACAGGCTTCCCAGTAAATGTAAAATATTCTATTGGCCTCTCGAAAGTCGGGGTTACCAACATCAATCTTAGTCCATTGTAGGTACATGTAGTGTGTTCCTGTAATGTATGTTGGAACACCATCGTTGTAAAACCAGAAACCTGTCTCTCTTCTGTCAAACTCTGACTCAATATAATCTACCCACTTGTTTTTGAATTCTCCAGGCATATCATGCCATTGAAATATAGATTGTATTCTCTTTAGTTCTTTAGGTAACTCTGTAGAATGCCAGAATTGATCTTCTTTTTTATTAGATCTTTTGTAAAGTGATTTTGGTGCAAGGGGAAGTGCAACTCTAAGCCCTGATATATTTATTATATCTCCTATCTGACCAGTCTTTGATATAACTATTATGTCATACTTTTCATTATACCCATACAGAAAAGACTTGGCTCTATTCTTATTGGTTATTACACCCTTTGGTATAACATCCTTTTCAATAAAATATAATCTATTTGGATCTTGATTCTGCAAAGCCTTTAGGTATCTGTTTAGTTGTATCCTCTTTACCTTCTAATTTATTTTTTTCTTCTTCAATTCTTTTAAGAATTTCAAAGGCATCAAATATTGCAAGTTTCTTTGTAGCTGCAGCATTCTTTAATCTATCCGCAGCTAGGTCTTCTTCTAGATCTGGTTTAATAATTTCCTCTTTAGCAACCTTAATCAGTTGCTGAACCGCTCTCATCCCCGCTTTTATTATCTCTTCTTTTAATTCGTTTGAGTTCATTCTTCTGTCTATTTTTTTTACGGACAGGGATTAGTTCTTCATCCTCATTCCATGAATCTTCAAAATATATACGCTTCATAATTTCAGAGCTATACTACTAGTATACATTCTGTAAAGCTTTTCTCCATCTACATTAAATGCGTACTCGCTTTCAGGAATATAAGATATTTCGTCTCCTACTTTTAAGCCTAGGTCTTCTAGTTGTTTGTTAATATACTTAATTGTTCCGAACAATGGTTCTTCTTGACCAGACTTGTTAAGCATATATGCTTTAACAGGTGAAGGCTTGATAAAACAATACTTGTCGTATCCATACCATTCTCCATCTCTACCGTATAAAAAAAACTGATCAGGATCAATTAGAAATAAATTGTCCTTAAAAAAACTTTTACCGCTTTTCTGCACGCCCTTCATGTCGTTGTAAAACTTAAAGACATTGTGATGCACTAGCATGGTGTCTCCAATCTTTACCTCTCCAGTATATCCTATGGGCACGTTTAAGACCTCTGCGAAGCGATTAGAGGCTACGTGATCTTCTTCTGATGTACTTATAAGAAAATCCACATCGCCCATCTTAGATACGTTGTCGTACCTTCTGTCGTTAACTGGTTTAACCAAAAAAGAATATGGTGATTGCATATTTTTTAAGAGCCGCAACCAACGCAATCAATGTATGAATCGGTTGGCTTAACTCCATTTAATTTCATTTGAATATTATGAATCTCATCTGCAATTTCCATCTGCTCTACAAAATCTTCTGTTTTCGATTGTTGAAATTTTAACTCTTCAACGCGAGAGGTCATTGCTTCTGTAGTCATATCTAAAAATTTATATTGTACTCTAAAGAAATAGGTAGAGTTTGTTTAAACTCTTTCCATAACAAAACTTCATTTGATTTATGAATCC